TCGTCCGGGTCCATCCCGGCCCAGAACGCCCGGTCCCGGAGCATCCATGCCGTGGACCCGTCCGGGGAGTAGATCCGCAACGGCCAGAACACTTCCCGGTCCAGCACGGACGTGCCTTCGTGCCGGGAGCCGGCCAGTGCGGGGGACGTGGACGCGTGCCTCTCGGCGCTGATCGTCCCCAACCCCCGCACACCGGGCCGGAGGAACACACCCGTACTACGGTCCGTGAGCGGCCAGGTGACCCCCTTCGCGGTCCACGTCATGGGCATCCCGGACCACGCCGGGGCAGGGTCCCCCGGCGGTGTGTGAGGGACAGCGTACGAGATACCCAATGTGGCTCCTTCTTAGATGTAGGCGTTCAGGTAATCCATGGCCCGCGCCTTATCCCGGGCCATCACCGTTTCCGGGTCCTCGCCGAGGTACTGGTAGGTGGGCGCGTAGGTGAGGGTCTTCCGGTTATCCGTCGAACTCCCGTACCCGGACGATGCGCTGCCGTACCCGGTCAGGGCCACCGTCCCGCCCGTCACACCGCCCGCGATGGTCGCCGACACCCCGTTCAGGGTCCGCTTCAACGACGGGATGGACCGCTCAAGGCCCTTTTCGAGGCCGTGCATGATCCACCCGCCCGCCGGGACCAACAGTGCCAGGTCGTAGGCTTTCGGTCCCTTGTGGTCGGCGATCCATTGACCGATGCCGCCAACAAAGTTCTTCACCGACTCGAACCCGGATTTCAGCCCGGACAGGAACCCCTCGATGATCTGGTTGCCGGCGTTCACCAGCAGCCCGCCGAGGTTGCCGAGGGCGCCGAGGATCATGCCCGGGAGGCCCCGAACCCAGGCGACCAAGCCCAGGAACCGTGCCACGGCGGCGTCTTTGGCCGAGTTGATGAACCCGCCTACAACGCCGGCCAGTTGGGCCAGATATCCGATGGCCCCGATGACCATCCCCGGGACGCCCTTGACCCAGTTCACGAGCTCCATGAACTTACCCACGGCGGCGTTCTTCACCGACAGGATCCACTGCCCGACTGTGACGTACAGCCCGGCGAGTGCCCGCAGCCCGTCCATGATCATCTGCGGGACCCTGGCGACAAAGGCCACCGCATCCTGGAAGATCTTAACGACGGCGTCTTTGCAGGCCACAATGTAGGCGCCCACGGTCCCGGCGAGCTGGCCCAGTGCGGCGAGCCCGTCCATGAACCTTTGCGGGATACCGGCGACCCAGGCAACGAGCCCGTTCCAGATGCCCACGACAAAGTTCACGGCCGCAGTGATCCCGCCACCGAGAATGGAGTCGATGGCGGCGACACCGGCGATGAAGAATCCGCTGATCTTCTCCCACGCGGAAGCGAGGTAGGCGGGGATCTTGTCGAACTGCCCGGTGAAGAGCGCGATCATTACCGCGAGGACGGTCGCGACGTAGGTTTGGATGATCTCCCACGCCGTGGAGAAGATGGTCTGGACAATCCGCATCCCGGCATCGAACGGGGCGGCCATCCCGGCCATGAAATCCGAGATCATGCCGATGGTGTTCGTGAAGAAATCAGTGAACATCCCCACCGTGTTGGTGAAGAAGTCCGCGAACATGCCGGCCGTGTTCCCGAAGAAATCGGAGAACATCCCGAGCGTGTTCGAACCCCAGTCGCCGAGGACTTTGGACACGTTGGCCCACGCCTCAGACGTGAACTTGGAGATCGCGTCCCAGTTCGCGAAAATCAGCGCACCGATAGCGATCACGGCCCCGATGATCCAGCCGATGGGGCCAAGGGCAATGAACCATGCCGCGGCCATCCGCCCGGCCTGGATGAGCGCCTGGGCGCCCATCATCACCCACGCCCCCACCATGATGTAGCCGGACGCTAGGTAGGTCGCGGCGGCGGAGATGGCGCCGGCTGCCGAGGTCGCCCACGCGGTGATCTGCGCCGCCGCGGACACGCCCGCGGAGATCGCGATCCGGAGGAACAGCGGGATCAGGATGACCCCGATCCCGGTTGCCCAGTTCTGGATCGTGGGGAGGTTCTGGGTGAACCAGTCCCCGAACCCCTTGAGTGCCGGGAGCGCGTCCGAGGTGATCCAGCCGCCGAACTGGGTGATCGCCGGGCCAGCAGTGGTGTTCAGGAAGGACGCGAACTGGGACACCGAGGGCATGATGTTGCCCTGCACAAAGGTGATCAGCGCGGCCTCGGCCTGGCGTTTGAACCCGTCAAACCCGGACTTCGCGTTGGTCGTGAGGTCCTTGCCCATTTTGTCCGCCGCGCCCGCGACAGAGTCGAACTTGTCCCCCATCGGGTCGATGGCGTTCAGGAAGTTCGGGATCTCCGTGACACTGAGGTCTTCGAGGGGGGTGCCGAACAGGGCGAGCGCCGCTTGGGACTGTTCGACCGGGTCTTTCATGCCGGTCAGGCCCTGGATGATGTCGTTGAACGCGGCCTTGGCCGTGTCGCCGCCCTTGAGGAGCTTCCCGGACATCTCCTCCTGGTTCATGCCCAGCGCGTCGTAGGCGACCCCCGTCGCCTTGGACATGTCGGTCGCCCGGATCCCGAATTCCTTCAAGGCGTCACCGGTTTTGTCGATCCCGTACATGCCCTTCTCGGACGCGTTCACGAGGATGCCCATGGCCTCCTCGCCCTTGATCCCGAGCGAGTTCATGAAGGGCCCGTACTCGTCCACGGCGTCGAGGATGTCCTCGCGGACGTTCGCCGGGACCTTCTGCAGCGATGCTGTCAGCAGGTCCGCCGCGTGAACCCCGTCCTTGGCGATCCCGGAGGTGATCATCTGCCCGGCGACCTGCGCCGCCCGGGCCACATCGACACCCATCACGGAGGACAGGTTCATCATCTTGGCCGTCATGTCCGTGACGTCGGCTTCGGAGGCGTTCCGCATGCCCTTGATGGAGGACATCACCGAACCCACCGCGGCGTTCACGTCGTCCATGGACTCGCCGTAGTTCTGCGCGAATAGGGACCCTGCGGCTTTACCGGCGGTGGCGGACTGGGTTTCAGTGAGCCCCAGTTCGGCCTGGAGCTTGTCGGTCCCGGCCTCAATGTCGATGGATTCGGCGATGCCCTTGGTCAGGGCCGCGCCAATCGCCACCGCGGCGGTAGCGGCGAGGGCCGCGCCGGCCACACCGAATGCATTCAGGTTCCCCTGGGCGCCTTCGAGTTTCCGGTCCCATTCGGAGGCGTCGAGGCCGATGGTGCCAAAGAGCTCACCCAAATTCAAAGCCACGACGGCCTCCTATGTTCAGTTATTTCTTGCGTGGAGGCTCCACCGGGTTCAGTGCCAGCCCGAGCCGGGTCGAATGGATGACACGCCCGTCAGGGTGGAAGCCCGGGGGTTTGGACAGGAGGCCGATGATGCGGACCTGCAGCCACCGCCAGGACCTTTCCCGGAGGATCCCGGATTCGGTGTCGATCCCGGCGTCTTGGAGGTCGGCTTCTATCGCGTTCCAGTGCCGGAGGATTTCGTCCCAGTTCCGGCCCGGCTTGCCGTGGCCTTCCGGGTAGTCGTACCAGTCGCTGAGGCCGGTTTCCGGGTCGTAGTGGCCGCGGCCGTAGATGTCCGGGTCGCCGTTCGGCGCTGTGCCCTGTTGGGCTCCGGCGCTTTTCCCTCTGCCTTCCAAAAGGTTTCGGCCATCTCGAAGTCCTGGGCGTGCCACATCAGCGCCGTCTGGCCGATGAATTTCAGTGCCGGGAACGATGCCCCGTCCGCGAGGAGTTCGTCGTACACGGGGCCGAGGAGGGTCTCGTAGAAGCCCTTTTCGTCGGCGTCGTTGACGAGTTCAATGGTTTCGGGGTCGATCTGCCCGTCCAGGGCGGTGCGGACACCGGCGGAGACGAGCTTCTGGAGCCGGAGGCCGGTTTCGGCGTCGACGGCGGCGATCTGGTAGGTCTTCCCGCGGAAGGGGACGGCGAGGATCGGGTCGAGGAAGGAGCCGAGCTGTTTGAGGTCTGTCATGGTGGTCTCCAAGGGTTTAGTAGGTTCCAAGGCAGGGGTGGAGCCCCGCCCGCGCACCCCTTGGAAAGTGCGCGGGCGGGAGTAGGAGGGGTTACGGGGTGATCGTCACACCGGTCAGGCCGCCACGGCCGGCGAGGGAGAACGCCGCCGTGGTGAGGTCCGTGCGGGGGCCGCCGTTGTCAGTGAACGTCGCATCGGCGATGCCGGTTCGGCCCGCGGTCGGCTTCGTCCGGTCCGTGATGCGCACATGCACCAGACCGTCCTCAGCAATCGCGTTGCCGGCGGCGCGGAGGATCTCCTGGCCCGGGTCCGCGGTCAGGGAGGCGCGGGCCCGCTTGACCGTACCCTCAGCCGTCCACGACAGGCCGGTCGCGAACTGCGAACCCCACCCGTCCGAGTCGAAGGACGAGTCGTCCTCAAGGTTCTTCTCGACCGCGGGCGGGGTGAATTCGGTCAGTCCCTTGACGACGGTCCAGGTGGTGGGTTCTGCGCCGTCCGTGTAGGCGGCGACTTCAAGTTTCCAGTCGCCGACTGTACCGGGAGTTATCTCGGTCATGGTGTTTCTCCTTAATCGCTCCGGTTAGTCCCGGTTCTGGTGAGTTGAATGTAGAAGTTGTGGGAATGTTCGGGCCGGTTGGCCGTGTCCGTTCCGAGGTAGGCCCCGGATTGGTGCCAGACCCGGACGATGGGCACCCCGCCCCATGTGATGTTTTCCAGCCCGTGGAGTGCGTCGAACAGGCCGTCGACAAGGTCTTTGTCTTCGGTCCGGTTGTTCGGCTTGCCACGGACCCTGCATTGCAGGCCCATGACGGTGTCCGTCCCGGCGGAGTGTTCGACGTCGTACAGGACCAGGGCGATGGCCTTGTCCGGTGATGCGGGGGTGCCGGTGGATCCGGCGGGCAGGGCGTCCACGGTGATGGCCGTGTCCGTGAGCGCCCACGGTGTGGTCCACTTCGCCACGCCCTGGGCTTGGAGGTGCTGTCCGATGGCGCCGAGGAGGGAGAGCCGGAACCCGGCGCCGGCGTACGTGATCGCCATTTACAGCTCACCCGCTATCGTCTTGCGGATGATCTCCGCCGCGACTTTCACTTCGGAGTTCATGGCGTTCTCCAGGTACTTGGCGTTCCGGCCGGAGTCGTGCCGGAGTGTCATGTCCTCATGCTGCCGGGCAGCATAGGGTGTGTCGTAGGAGACGGCGGCGGTGAAGTTGCCGGGGTCGGTGGAGACCGTCCCTGACCGGATCAGGGTTGACTCCTCGATGGGGGCTTGGTCGTTGGAGACGCCGAGGATGTGTTCGGCGGCCAAGGCCACGCCCCGGTTGGCGGAGCCGTTCAGGACGGACTTCGCGGACGGGTTGATGGAGACCTTCCATGCTCGGCCTCGTGCCATGGCTCCTCCTAGGTCAGTACGACGGCGATGTGGTCCGGGAGGCCGAGGGGTCCGGAGTCGGCGGTCTTGACGTTGATCACGGTCGCGACCCGGTCCGGGAGGTGCACGAGCGACTCCGGCGCGAAGACCCCACGGTGTTCTTTGCCGGTGTAGAACGTCGACTCGGACACCACCTGATCCCCGGACGCGTTCCGCACCAGTGCCCGGGAGTCATCTAGGAACCCCGCAATCGGATCCGAGGTGACGGTGTTGACGTTCCCGAACGGGTCCTCCCCGGTATGGGTTTCCACCGTGACCGTGTGGACCATGAACTCCTCGAAGCCCTCGATCACAGCAGCACCACCGAACCCCCGAGGAGGCCGGCGTCGGCGAGGATGTACCAGGCGTCCGGGCCGAGGACACCGGCAGCGTTCGCCCGCGCCTCCGCCGTACTGACGTAGGTGGAGTACTGGATCGACGCCCCGCCGATGGATTTGGAAGCAGCCAACGGTGCGACGCCGGCCGCGCCCAAGCTCGGGTTGATCTTGTGGTCAGCCCAGAACTTCGCCTGCGCACAGGTGGCCTCCATGAACGCGGTAACCAGCACCGGGTCCGTGGGGTAGCCGTCCGCGTCAGTGTCGTAGAGCGCCGTCTTCGTGGATGACCGGACCAGCCCGGAGGCGGACCGTAGGAGGCCCGCAGCATCAGCCGGAACCGCAGTCGGCGACATCCATGCGGTCAGGTCGTCAGTGTCTGCGTAGAGCCGCATTGCGGGCCTCCTGGGTTAGTCGTTGAACAGGTCGCGGAGCTCGTCCCGGGTCCGGCCTGCAAGGCCCTCCTCGGTGTAGCCATGCGTGAGGGCGTAGGCGTGCCACGCTTCCTTGGACGCGTTGCCGTTGGGCGCTTCGTCGACCGGTACGGGTACAGGT